TATAATATATCTATAAAATGAAAAAAGCAAAGAGGAGCTTACCATGAAAAATCTTAACAAACTTATCGAAGATCTTAAAGCCTTAACTATCGATCCAGAAGTTATTGAAATGGATTTGGTTGATATGTATAAAGAAGATGCTAACGATGCAGAAGTTGTTCGTAACTTTATCGTCGAAAGCCATGGTGTTAATATCCCAACCGCTGCTAAGTATCTCAACAAACTTGATACTTCTATTCGTGAAGCAGTTGCTGTTGCTATCGCCGAAGATAAAGGTAACGACTTCCTTATTGAGCACTTCGGTTGGAGCGTAAAATAATGGGTAAGATGAAATCTTATATGATGGATATGGAAGATCACTTCGAAGATCTTCTAATTCAGGCAGTTCCTCATTGTGACTCATTTGAAGAATTCGTCGTTTGTGCTCACCAACTCGCTGAGCTAGAAAATATCGATTTAATGGAAAATCGTAAAGACGAAATTATTGACTATGTTTTTGAAAGTTATTGGGAGAAGTTTAATGTCTAATTTTGTTATTACTAAAGACTCTACTTATGATGAGCGTATGGATGCAATTCGTGAGGCATCTGAAAGATTTGCTGTCCGCAAAGCCCGTCGGGCCAGACTTGCCGCTAGTGCTGCTCGTGTAGTACGTTACGTCGATGAGGTTGATAAGCCTGAACGCAAAAAGTTTGATGACATGATTTCAAAAATGGATGAAAATCATAATCATTTTCAAGATGCGCCACAATATGCGGAGAAATACTATGGTGAAAAGATGCGCGATACTGTTGCTATGGATAACGATTGGAACTAGTGCTCATGCACAGGATTGTTTTTACTCTCAACAGACTCAATATCATGATGGTAGTGCGATTAATTCAATAACTCGATATGATTGCAAATCGCCACCTCAAGCAATTGTGATTGAAAAAGAAGTTGAAGCAAAACAAAGATCTCTTGGTGAATTTTTATTTGGTGTTGAAGAAAAAAACCAAGGTATTAGTCAATTATTCAGCACCCTAATCAGCGTAGGAGTGTTTTGATGATTAGTTATATAATGGGTGTGATCAGCGGTGTTGCGCTGGTTGTTTTTCAACCGGAAGTTTTGAATTGGTTTGTTAGCTCCGGTTTACGTGATAATATTGTATCAGTTCTTAATGGAGTATAAAATGAAAAAGTTGGCACTAATTCCCCTTATCGGTTTTGTGGCTGCGTGTGATAAGACGCCACCAGAAACAGTAATGTCTAAGCAAATGTATGAGTATCAATCAGCTCAGGTTGAACAGCAAATTGATGATATGCCTAAATGGTATACAGAAATTCCTAAAGAAGATGACGCTGTATATGCGGTAGGTACTGCAGTTACACCCGATCTTCAATTAGCGGTTGATATTGCAGTACTCTCTGCAAAGACTACACTTGCTGATCGAGTAGATAGTAGAATTCGATCACAAATGAAATTGTTTAAAACTAAATTAGGATCAACTGATTTTGATTCCACTGTTCAAAACAATTTCGAACAAGTAACGCGCAATCTTATTGCAGACGCTGATGTTGCTGGTTATTCTGTGAAGGAACAAGAAATCGTACAAAATGGTACTCAGTATCGTGCATATGTTCTACTCGAGTATAAGAACTCTACTGCAAATGCTGTCATTAAAACACGTATTCAACAAAATGAATTCTTAATAGAAAAATTACGTGAGACACGTGCATTTAAAGAACTAGATGATAATGTCAGTGCTTTAAAATCAGATGAGCTAGAAGAGGCAAAAGTGATTGTAGACGCAATTAACAGTGTACAAACGCAGTAAACTGTGATAGAATAGTATAATGGAAAACTTATCTAGTGATCGTATGATGGCTGTTCGTGTGTTCGAGGGTGAACTCGAGCGTATGAAATTAATTACTGATGGTCAATATGATCAGATTCAAAAGATTGTTCGTCAGTATTTACAAGAGCGTATCAACGAAATGACAGTGAAGGGATACGGAAGATAATGACAATGCACCTCGTACGCGGTATGACTACTATTTCGACTCGTAAACACAAGTCTCCTAAAAAGACTGCGGCAGTTCTAGAAGAAGAACGCAAGATGGCTAAGCTCCTCAAGTCTCTTGGCTACGATAAAAATAGTAAAAGAGTCAGGGTTGCTAACTTTCCTGATTATACCGTAGTCGAGACTGTGCCCACCAGCGACCTCATCATGAAAGTAGAAGGTAAGCGCAAAGCTAACCAGTATACCGGTGATGAGCTCGCTGGGATTGGCACCCTTCACAAGTCTAATATGGTACCAATTCGTAAAGATTCGAATGCTGCTGTTGATATTGCAAACATGCGTAGATAAAAAATGCAAATAAGTGAAATTAACTGTGTACATTTGCGTAAAACTGTGATAGAATATATACATGATTAGAAAAGAGGAGAATTTCTATGCCAATGGTTAAACGTAAAAAAGCTAAAGTCAGAGCAAGAGCACGTACCGGTTTATCAGGTGTTCCTATTGAGAAAGGGTTCTCTGCAGTTCTTTCTTATTTTCATATTGAAGTAGATCGTAAAGATCTTATCAGCACTATGAAGACCTATATTAAGAAGAACGTCGATAAAAAGAATGTACAATTTGCACTAGCAAATCCTGAGTACAAATTCTGGTCTATGAGTCACTATTGCGCTACTGCATTTTGGATTAACGGCGGTATACCACACGAAGAGAAATCAAGTAAGTATGCAGAAGGATTATATAAGTATGTTACTGGATTAATCGAAAGCGGTAGAGAACTCTACTTTGAAAAGCAATCTAAGCTTAAAGACTCTGCTAACGTAATATCTCTTACACCTCAGCAAAGATTGCAAAATAAGATTAGTAAGACTATTATGCAAGACCTCTCAGACCTCGAGGATGCTTGGCTAGAGGATGAAAAAGCAGAGCTTGATGTATATCAACAGTTTAAGAAACACGGTCTTGCCGGAAGCGCAGCAGCTCCGGTGAGGCAAGTAATTGAAGGCTGGTTACTTGATTATGAGGATGCATATCACAAACGCTGCGATCAAGCAGTAGAAGGATATGCCCATTTGAAAAGACCAGAACTCAATCGGAGGATCAAAGCCTGTCAAGATATGTTGGCTGACTGTGATCGAATCCGTTCTGCAGCAAAAGCTACTCGTGCAACGCGGGTAAAGCAACCAAAAGCTGCGGATAAACAAGTGGCGAAGGTTCAGTATAAGAAAGAAGATACTGAATTTAAGCTGGTGTCGATACCACCCGTTAAAATCGTAGGCGGTACCCGTCTATACACGTTCAATACCAAGACACGTGCACTGACGGAATATATTACTCAAGACGTAAAAGGATTTGAGATCTCTGGCACCTCTATCAAGAATATTGATAGAGTAAATAGTCGGACAGTAAAACTCAGAAAGCCTGACGCTTTCCTTCCTTTAGTCTTGGGTAAGACACCAAATCAAGTCGATAAAGAATGGAAATCACTTACTACTAAAACCAGTGTACCAAATGGTAGACTAAATGGTGATACAATTCTATTGAGAGTATTAGATAAATGACAATCGAGTTTCAATTTTTAAACAAAACACGTTTCACTAAACTTATCGAGTCGACAGTATCAGAATTGAAGATTAGCTATATGGAAGCTGTTCTTCTTTTGTGTGAGAAAAACGATATTGAACCAGAAGATGTCAATAAGTTTATTTCACCGATTATAAAAGGAAAGCTTGAAGCAGAAGCAATGAAGCTTAACTTTCTTCCTAAAACTAATTCATTAGACTCGGCGTTTTTCGAGTAAGATGAATATAAATAAATGTACATTACAGCAATACTGTGTTATAATAATTCATATTTCAGCAATATAAGGAAAAATATAAATGTCATTCGAAGCACTTAAACGCAATCGCGGTACGGATATCTCTCAACTCGTTAAAGCAGCAGAAGCTGTTGGAGGTGGAGAAAAGAAAAATTATGATGATGATCGTATTTGGAAACCTACCGTAGATAAAGCAGGAAATGGATATGCCGTTCTCAGATTCCTCCCAGCAGCAGAAGGCGCAGACCTACCATGGGCAAGATATTGGGATCACGGATTCAAAGGACCAACCGGTCTTTGGTATATCGAAAACAGTCTTACATCGATTGGTCAACCTGACCCTGTTGGCGAACTCAATTCCAGACTCTGGAATTCTGGGATTGAAGCCGATAAAGAAACAGCACGTGCACAAAAGCGGCGTCTGCATTATGTAGTCAATGCTCTTGTTGTAGAAGATCCTTCTGCACCGCATAACGTAGGTCGTGTTGTACTCTATAAGTTCGGTAAGAAGATCTTTGATAAGATTATGGATGTAATGCAGCCATCGTTTGCCGATGAAAAAGCAGTTAATCCATTTGATTTTTGGGATGGTGCAGACTTTAAGTTGAAGATCCGTCAAGTTGAAGGATATCGCAACTATGATAAGTCTGAATTTGCTTCACAGTCTCCACTCTATGGAGGTGATGAGGCTAAGCTTGAATCAACGTATAATGCTATGCATGATCTAAGTGAATTCACTGATCCTAAAAACTATAAATCCTATGATGAACTGAAAGCTAAATTAGCCCGAGTTCTAGGTGAGGAATCATCGATGGGTGCACCAACGATGAAACAAGAAATGCAAATAAACACTCCAGCTTCTCAGCCTGAGTATCGTGTTGCGGAACCTGTCACAGCCGAGCAAATTAACTTGCAAGAGGATGATGACACAATGTCTTATTTTGCTAAACTAGCACAAGAAGATTAAGGTACAGCATCCACAAACCCGGTACCGTAGACCCGTTCGTTCAATGTGGATGGACGGGTCTCTCCTGCATAAGTAGTTCCCCCACCAATATTAGTAGTTTTAGATGATGCATCAATAATTGGTGGAGGACCGATGCCAGGAGGTTGGGCCGCTCTAGATGCAGCACTAATATCAGATGCAGGTAGTGATGGTGCAGCCTTTGAAAGATTAAGCTTTTGTTTCTTTAGTACTTCTAATCTATCTTCATATATTTTCTTTTGATCAGCCGGCATCTCCATCTTTAATTGAGCTTCAGTAGCTTTGATTTTTGTATTAATATCTGCTTCTGATGCATCATCTAATCCTGATTCATATGAAAGCTGTCTTTCAATTGCCTTTCTTTCTTGTTCAATAGGCTCCAATACTTCTTTAGCAGAGTCTCGTCTTTTTAGAAGTATTTGATTCAATTCATTAAATAATGTAAATGGGTCTTCAATAGAAGAAAGTTTAATTCCTGAGGAAGCCTTTAATTCATCTAAATTCAACCCTTGATTCTCAGCCCATTCTCTCAGCTGCTTAATCCTTTTTTCGAAACTACTACCCACACCAGCTTTTTGTAAGCTAGCTTGATCTGTCTCAAATTGAGCTAAATCTTTTTCTGCAGCTTCTTGTTTGGCGAGCATATCTCTACCAGCTTCAGTTTCTGATAACTTCTTATCAATCTTTTTCTTTTCCTCTTTTGTTGTCACAAGGTCTGGAAAAATTTCATCAATAAAATCTGTAGCTGAATCTAAAATACCTGCAAATAGCGCATCAATTTTCTCTCTTAATGGATCTAGATACTTATCGACTCCTTTTCGAAAATCATCATCAGTAAAATATTTAATCGCTGCACCTGTAATTGCTGCGACTCCCAACACTAGTAACCCAGTAGGACTAAGAATTAAAGGCAACATTTTTTTAAATATTGTAGGAATTAGTAGTACCATGGCAGAACCGATACCTGCCGCTACTAGTGTTTCTGTATCAGTTGCTTTGATTTCTTTGTCAAATATTGAAGATAGAATTTCTGCAATTTTAGTTCTTGATGCGTCACTAAAGATAGCACCAATTGCAGCACCCATTAATCCGCCCATTGGACCACCTAAAAGAAATCCTGCAGCACCACCTATCATACCCCATTCTGCAACATTAGCAAATAGCTTGCTACCAGTTAGATCTCCTATAAATTTGCCCACTTCATCGGCAAGTATAACGCCAAGTGCAGCGGGTAATCCGCGCTTAAGTAATGCGCCCAAAAGACCCGAGGCGAATGGCAATAGATTACCTACGTCAAAGTCAAAAAACCCTCCACTACTTTTTACTTCAGTTCTTTGTGTTTGATCTTTTACTTGAGCGGCCTGTCGTTGCTCTTCAGCTTGTTTTTCTAGATCATCACCACTAGCATCAGTTATCATCTTGAAAAATTTATTAAATGAGCCACCTAATTCGGATACTCTATTTCGTGTTTCAAGCTGAAGAGCGTTTTGTACAGTTAATGTTTGATTAATGTCTGCTAATGTTGTCATCTATTTTGTGCTGCTTCTTTTTCTTTTAAGTCTTCCATAAGTAATGCTAGATAAACTTCCCTCTCCCACGGCATCATGTTATCGATTTCGGTTAGAGAATAATGAAAATTTTGTAACAGTTGAAAATTTGTTCTATAATAATTCTCTAGCGATTCATGAGAAAGGTTTATGAAAAAAAATCTTGCAGTCCCTCCAGTTTAGTTTTATTATTGTTGTTACATGAAGCACAGACAAAATCTATATCAAGAGTAATTTTAGGAATTTCATCTACAAACTCTTGAAGCTTTTGAAATTGAGCATTCGTTAACGAATTAATAAATCTTTCTACTTCTTCTCTTGGTTCATCTTTGAGTACGATATTTTCTTCTTCAGTCATAACAGATTCAATACAACAAATAAGCATTTCAAATATTGTTTCAGTAGTCACAGAATTTTTCATAATCTTTTCGTTTGTGACAAAATCATTATAACTAGGGTATCTCATCTTTAAGGTAATTTCATCAGTGATGTTTACAGTAGATGGTTTTATATTACCCATTAATTCAATATTATCTAAATTAATTTTTACTTCTGTTTTTTCTTCACAAGTTTTACATTTTGCATTTACATTAATATTTTCACCAACCGATTTAGATCTTATCTTAGTAAAAATGTAGTCTGTATCGAATGTAGAAAGCTTTGACACATCAATTTTATTATCAGTGCATCCAGAAATACAATTTAAAATAGATGTAATAATTTGCTTTTGATCTTGTGATTCATACGCAATTAATAAAACCTTTTGTTCTTTTACTAAAAATGGTCTATAATTAACAGTAGTTCCAGTTGACGGTATAACTAATTCATACTGTGGGGATTCATTCAATCTTGGTAGTGCCATTATGCAGTTCTCCAAACATCCTTTGCATTCACCCGAATAAACGGTTTATTTGTTTCATTCTTATTTGGATTAGCAATAGTTAATACAACATTCCTACCCCTTTTGAATGCTTCAACTTTAGCAATCATTTGAGCAGTACTACCAACCCATTCTCTACGAGCCTCTTTTGACCAACGAGGGTTTTGAGGTTTACGCTCACCTTTCGAAACTTGATGAGCTCTTTGTCTTTTTTTACCCATATTTTATTTCACCTTATCCTAAAAGTCCAGATAGTCCACCACTGAATCCACCTGCTATTGAAAAGAATCCTTGATAATCATCAAGTGGTTCCCATTTTGTATATGACAATTGTACACTTAATTGTACTAATCCGTCTGCATCGTTATTTAATTCAATCGCACCTATTGTAGTAGGAAATGCGTCTACAAGTCTAACTGAGTATACTGTACCTTGACCTATACCAACATTGATATTAATAGGTCCAGCCCCAATACCTACGTTTAACATAGGCTTTCGAAGTTGATGTATCTTGATGTCCCTCGCATAACTGCTTTTATAGTATGCCACACCTTGATCATCGGCAATAGTTGAATCATACCAAGAATCAAAGTATTTTTTAATTCCATAATCATTGAGCATATAAAATGACATATTAACATCATTGTTACCATAACCATATGCAACCTTTTGATATTCCATTCCAATTCTACGATCAGTTGTAAAGATCTGTCTATCAGGCATTGTCACTGAGGCACATAATAAATTTAAATCATTGCCTTGAAGTGCTGAAAAAAGTTGTCCTAAAAATCCACTAGAACCACGAAAGTCTGATGGTAATTCTACCATAAATTGATTTGGACTTGCAAATCCAAGTTTAGTAGATACTAGCGATTTTAATTCATCAATTGAAGCCATTAAAGCATTCTCCTCGAATCAGCATATACTTTACCAGCACTAGATTTTTGCCAATCAGCTGTTGGTAAGAATGTTGCTATTTCCCACTCAGGGGCATGTACACGTGCCAATTTTGATTTTATATTTTTTGTAAGATAATGTTTTAAACATGGCTTATAATAACGCATTTTACTCACACCTTGTAACATTTTATAAGTTACTTGAAACCGTGTACTCTCGTCATATTTTTTATTATTGAGTGAATCCATTAGTGCATCTAAAAACTTAGCTCTTAAAATTGGAGCGATGTAATGTAAATTCAAACCATAGAATCCGCCTGGAGCCGGACCTATAATAATAACGAGAGGAAACTTATCATAAAAAGGCAGTGTATCTTTGTGTTTAGGATCATAAAAAAACATATTCATAGAACCAATAAGAGGCTGTTGTCTATTTGCCAATGTGATTTCTTTTTCTTGCATCAATGATGTACGGCTGATTCCACGCATTTGTTGCACCTTTTTACGAAACCAATCTCTAGCTTGTTGAGTTCTAGGATTAATTCCGGCGCGAAAGGCTTCATATTCTAAATTTTGAAATAGATTACTCATACGACTATTTATATCATTTTTTAGATTTTTTTCTAAATGGCTTCATAGGTTTAAGTGGTTTAAGCTTGCTTTTCTTTTCTTCTTTCATAATTCCCATACGTTTTAAATCATTCTCGGTCCAAATTACAAATTCCCATCCTCTATCCTTTGCATATGTATTAGCAGCTTCCCATTTGTTTATGTTCTTTACATAGGTCATTGCCTCACCGATATACCTTTTACTTTTATTTGGATTTTTGGGAGGCTTGGTTTCTTTGTCAGGCTTTACTTCAACTAAAAGTGTGGTACCATTTTTAAAAGTAATTTTTAAGTCTACATAATATCTATGGTATCTCTTATCTATATCCCAATAATAAGGAACTACAATTTCTTCTGAACTCCACGACTTAATGTCCGGATGACTATCACACCATACAAAACACTGTCTTTCCCAAAGCGAACGATATCTAATAGCACTAGGATCACCCCTATACTTGTTCAGATTCTTAGGTATGTACTTGCCGGAATATGCCATTTTGTATATAAATAAGGTTATATTTTACTTTATTTATAGGAAGACACTATGGCCAGACAGGATTTTCAGGGTGCCGGCAGTTTGAGGCAACCGTTTAATAAAGATCAACTGGATACTTCATCTAATGACGCGCCCCTTACCTCTAGTCCATATCACAATGGTCAAGAATTTAAAGCTAACATTGGCTCAGTTACTGGTGCTAGAAAAATACAAGCTTCTGTTCTTAAATTTCCACTTAATAGACAGGATGCATATCCAGCGACTATGATCTTTGAGCCGTATACGGTTGATGCCTATAAAATTGATGCATCGTTTGCTGCAAACATTTTTGATGTTCCTCTTATTAATAGATTTTTAGGAAAAGGTGATGTACAGCCATCTCTTGAAGCTGACGAACAAATTGCTTATGAACAAAATATTGCTCAGCAAGAACAAACTATATCACAAACTAGAGCTATTAATCAACAAAAGATAAATGATACACAGGCTGTTATGGGAAGTAAATTAACAGACCTAAGAGCATTTAGAGATGATAAGTCTCCTGCAATTGCTCTTTTTTTACCAGCACAATTGGTGTACAATGACAATGTAGCATACAATGACACAGCACTCGGTGCCGGTGGAATGACAGCTTTGGCTGGTATTAATGCCGGACAAACAATGGTCGGCTCGTTGGCAAAAGGTGTTTCTGAAGGTCTTGAAAGTATTTTTAATTTACTTAAAGGTTCTCTATCCAATCAAGCCGCTCAGGTTGCAGCTGCTCGAGCCGTGCAAAATATGCCAGGAGATAAATTGCAAAGTGCAGCAAGTATCGGATTACAAACCGGTCTGAATCCTGGTACTCGTATTTTATTTGATAAACCTAATCTAAGACAATTTTCTTTTCAATTTAAATTGATTCCTACTTCTCAAGCCGAAGCTCAGGCTATAGAAAAAATTATTAAAGAATTTAGATATCAAATGTATCCTGAAGAAATTGATATTAGAGATATTCCTATTGGTTACAAATTTCCTAATACATACAGAATTAGTTTTAAATTTGCTGGAGGTAGCATTAAAGTTCCTAAAATTCAATTCTGTTATTTGAGAGATGTAGGTGTAACATATAACGGTCAAACTAATGGCACATTCTTTTATGATGGTCATCCTACTGAAGTAGATCTTACGCTATCATTTACAGAATACCGTGCACTAAGTAAACGAGATATTGAGGCAGGATTCTAATGAAATTTTTCGAAAACTTTAAAAGAGTTAACTATGTATATGGCGATGAATTTGAAAAAAAAGGTGGTGCTAGCCTTCAACTTAATCTTGTGCAAGACCTATCACAATATGTCGATGTAGTTGATCAAGTAAGAGAATCAGTGCACTTTTATGAGCCATATAATATTATAGAAAATGAAAGACCCGATCAGGTATCATATAAATTGTATGGTACTCCAATATATCACTGGACATTTTTTATGATGAACGACCATCTTAGAGAACAAGGTTGGCCATTAAACAATCTTCAACTCGAAGCTACTGTAAAAAGAGATTTTCCAAATCAGTTTATTTACTCTAAAACAGATTTGTCTCAAGTTTTTCTAGTGGGCGATTATGTTTTTGGTAGTAGATCAGGAGCTGAAGGCAAAGTCCTTCGAAGATATTTGGATTTAGGTATTGTCATTATCGAAACACAAGATAAATTTCAGGTAGGCGAAGCAGTAAACGTTAGATCATTTGTTCCTAATACCGCAACCATTGTTGCAGAATCGACTGGAAATGAATATCTGGCCCCTCATCATTATGAGGATGCTGCCGGCAATTATGTTGATATTGATCCGACTGCTCCTATACCTGCTCTTTATAATGAAGTAACCAACTTTGATAGATACATTAGGTCAAATAATAAATTAAAAAGTATTAATGTTATTAAACCACAAAATATTATTGAGGTCACTTCTCAATATAAAAGGGCTTTAAGTAATTAATGGGTAACATTAGTAAAAAATATATTCTTCATTCCGTACAGTTAAATTCTAATAGAGCAATTGAACCAATTGATCTTGTTGGAATAGTAACTGATATTGAAATATATGAACATCTAAACATGCCATTTCTTACTGCTAAAATGGTATTCATTGATTCATTGCGACTTATGGATAGATTCGATTTTCAGGGAGGAGAATATATTACAATTGCAATTAAGCCCGATCCTGAATCTACTCCAATTGAAAAAACATTTACTATTGAAACTGTTTTAAATACAACAAAGACAAACGAAACTACGGAAGTAGTGGCATTAAGTTTATTTGAAGATATCCTTTTTAAATCTAATTTTAAAAACGTGAATAAGGCTTATTCTGGAAATCCAATTGACATGATGAATGAAATTTCTCAAGAATTTCTAAACGTTAATGTTAAAGCTGCGGGTGATCCTGTATTTCAGAAATCCATGAAGGTTATTATACCTAATATGGATCCGCTCAAGGCGATGTCATGGTTAAAAAATAAAACTACCACAGGTGATGGTGCGCCTGGATATTTGTTTTCCACATATGGTATAAAAGATTTATTATATGTTGATTTATATACACTCTTAACTAAAACACCAATTAATATTAGAAAGCCATTTTTTTACGGGGCCTCTTCATATTCTCAAGAAGATGAAGAAACATCTCCGATGTATGTGCCTATTCATAGTTATACTTATGAGAATACCGAAAATATGTTTAAACTTATTAGTGATGGATATGTTGGTGCAGAATATCAGTTTTACGATGCATTAACTGGTAGAAATCCTATGAAGCATAATTTTAATTTTGAAAAAGATGTCGTTGACGTTTTACCTGAAACTGATGGAATGACATTTGCATTTCCTATCGATATGATGATAGATGAGATAAAATTACAAGAAGCAAAATCACAAAGAATAACACAAATTACAAGTGCCGGAGTTTATAATGAAGGTGTTCATAAATATAAATCATATGATGAAGAAGAAGATGCAGCTGCTCATTCAAAGAAGATAATTGGTAAAGCTTTAAAGGCTCATATGTTAAAGGCTCCAATTACTATTAGAGTTCCAGGTCAAGGGTTCTTAGTGCCAAATATCAATATGACTATTGGAAATGTTATTAGAATATTGTTTAGTGTTAATAGACCGGCATCTGGAAGTGAACCTAAAATAGATATTAAAAAATCTGGTGATTATGTCATATATGCAGCAAAACACGTTTTTAGCGCAAACAGATATGATATACACTTAACGTGTGGTAAGATTAAGAATTTTAAAAGTGATAGTTGGCCAACATGATTCCTAGTACTGCTATAAAATTTTATGGCGATTATAATCGCTGGTTTATTGGAAGAGTTATTAATATCAATGACCCGTTGGAAATGGGTAGAGTTCGTGTGAGAATCGTTGGAATTCATGATAACAATGAAATCACTGAAGCAGACTTGCCGTGGGCACAATGTATAATACCTATTACAGAAGGTGCAAGTTCGGGTATTGGAACCAATGTAGGTATTAAAGAGCAATCACAGGTATTTGGAATATTCTTAGACGGCAGCCATTCTCAATTACCACTTGTTATAGGCGCAATAAGTAAATATGAACAAAAGGTTTTTGATAGATATGATAACGTTTTTAGACAAGAACAAGTTACAAGTTCTAATTTAACTGCGGGTGTCAATAAAAATTTAAGACCACCTGAAGAAGTTGATAAAGATTTTTTATTTGGTGATACAAATATCGAACGAGCATATAACTATTTAATTACAAAAGAAGGTGGTGGGTTTGGGCCTATGCAAGCTGCCGGAATTATCGGTAATTTTTGTGTAGAGTCTGGTGCATCAGCTAATAATGGAGATTTAAATCCATTGGCTCAAGCACCTGGAGAAGGTTCATTTGGAGTTGCTCAGTGGAATCCATCAGAGGGTGCTGGTAATCGATTCGGCCAATTAAGAAAACATTCGGCAGAGTTAAATTTGACATATACGAGTCTATATGCACAATTGCTTTTTACTCGGCATGAATTAATTACTCGACCTTATCTTGGTTTAGCTGAACTAAAGGCATCAAAAACAATTGAAGATGCTACAAAAATATTTATGAGAAAATTTGAAAGACCTGCATTTGAAGTAGCAAATGAAGATGGTAATATTGTTAAAACTGTTGGTGATGATGGTTCATTTAAAAGATTGGGCCAAGACGAAAGAATTGAATTTGCACTAGAAGTTTATAGAAAGTTTAATACATAATGACATTTACTAAAATTTCAAGCACAAGATTAAAATCTGAAGTCAATAGAATTAATATTAGCGCTGATCAGGGTTCAGTTGATTTAGAAGCTGCTAGACAGCAAATGATTCGGCTCGCAAAAGAATTTGCCCCTACTCAAGAAGAAATTGGTGCAATTAATGCGGGATTTGCATCGTTGACTGAAAGTGTTAAACCCGCTCTTGAAGCATATGCAAAGAGAGTAGAAGAAGTAGCAAAGACGATCAAAAAGGATCCTGCTATTTCTGAAATGACTTCAAATGTTCCAAATATTACTGTTGACAAATCACCATCGACAAAGGCAAATGTAGATACTCTAGTAGGCGCAACAACATCTGCATCTAAAAAATTAAATAAAGTCATATCTGCTGGAAGTCCTACTGCAATTAAAAAATCATTAGAAGATGCTCCAAACTTAAATGTCACAGCCGACAAGATTGCAGCCGCGGTAAAAGAAGCACAGGACGTTATTAATGATCCCGTTATACAACAAAAGTTTGCAGACTTAGGTATACCTGAAGAAGAAGTAACTGCACTTACTAGTCAGCTTTCTACTTCATTAGATAAGTTTGTTGAAGAAGATGGACCGACTATCATGTCAAATGCGCTGTCAGATATGTCAAGTAGAGTAGACAGACAGATGGGAAATCCTATAGGATCAACCTCGAGTCCATTCGGTTCAATAGGACAAGATTTTGGTAATATACTTGGAAGTTTAACTGGTCTCAGCACTGGCACCGGATCATTTAAAGAATTAGGTCAAGAGCTAGAAACAATTGCTGGTTCAATAGATCCTTTAACTGGAGAATCGGTGCCTATATTAATTGATAAGGCAGGAAATACAAATATCAGCAAAGTAATTGATAAGGGTCTTAAGACTGCGGTGTCAGAGCCTACTACTCCGATCTTTAATATTGGTAATAGTGACACACCACAATCAGAAGCAGACTTTCAATATAATCCAGTTAATGATAAAAAAGAATTTGAAATTGAAATAAAAAATGCTACTCGCGAACTCGATCATGTGATCGTCAACTGGTCATTATCGCATAGCAATGAATTCTTTTCTGCAAAGGAATTTAATGAAAAACATCTTAAAAATATACTCAACAATTTTTCTGATTTTGTAAATAATGCAATACAAACACATTATTTTATTCAAAAGGATGGATTAGTGATTAGAATTCTTCCTATTGAAACAAAACCTTTAGCATTTAC